ATAGCGGTTTCCGTTCCCGTCCAAATCCTTGGCGTGGCTGATCCCGTGTTGACTCTCGCTTCGTATTCCACGATATAGCGAACGCCCGTTCCATATTCCAAATCTTCAATCGTTGCATACGACGTGTTGAAATATAATGATGCACCGAGCGCGGTGTCCACATAAGTGATTTTTACGTCGTTATAATTATCAAACACGACCGTGTTGGCACCGCCGTTGATCCATTGCGCCACATCCATGTCATCAATCAGGTCGGTGCCATCCAATCCGTCAATGACTTTCACGGACACGTTGTCAATGTCACCGACAAAGGCGGCGGCTGTCAAAACGGTGAGCGATGTTCCCGTTGTTCCGACGATCCCATTGAAAATATAATCCCCGTCCGCTGTTATCGTTCCATGTGCCGTTCCGCCTAAATATAACTGCACACTACCGGCGACAAAATTACTGATTTTGATTTTTGTTTGGACGTGGTCGCCCTGGGTTAACCCGCCTTGCGTCAAAGAACTGGCGATCCCACCCGCGTGGCTTGCGATGCCGTTGGCGAATGTGAAGCCCGTGCCGCCTATCGCCCACCC